GGATGCGAGCACGCTGACGACATTGCAGCTGGAGCGCAGCCTTGCCTTGGCGCGCGACATCGTGGTGACGGTGCAGAGCTGGAATAGCCATCAGGCACAGATGATCACGCAAACGGTCCGCGCCTCCGCTCTGGGGGATGTGACCGCCCGTGCAGCCGCACGGTCCGCGGCGGCCACAACCTACGTGCTGGTCCGCCCGAACCTGACGCCACAGCAGGCGATGACGCTGGCCACGCAAACCCTGAGCGATCTCAGCCGGCATGAGCGGGTGATAACGGCCACGATGCCGGGCGAGCTTGATCTGGCTCCGCGGAGCCTGGTTCTGCTGCAGGGCACGAACACAGAGTTCGACCAAACCTATGCGGTCGACGAAATCACCCGCCGCGTTTCCAGCCGGGATGGCTTCGTGCAGACCGTACGCGCGGTCAACACGCCTCTCCAGGCCTGACCCTCTTCATATCCGTCGATCGGAACGACCCATGATGGAAGCCTGGCTCAACGCCATCCGTGCCCAGGCAGGCGTGATGAGCGGCGCGACCGGTCAGGTGCGCTGCGGCACCATACAGTCCGTAGACCCGGCAACCTATTGCGCGAAGGTCACGCTACAGCCGGAGGGCGTGCTGACCGGCTGGCTGCCCATTGCCTCAAACTGGGTAGGCGGTGGCTGGGGCATGGTCGCCCCGCCGTCACCCGGCCAGCAAGTCGTGGTGCTGGCCCAGGAAGGTCAGGCCGAGCACGGCATCGTGCTGGGCGGATTGTTCTCACTCTCCGAAAAGCCACCACAGGCGCCCTCCGGCGAAGTTTGGCTGATCCATCAGACCGGGTCATTCCTCAAACTTCATAATGACGGCAGCATCGAGGGGAAGGCGACGGTCTGGAACCTCACCGGTACCATCCAGCTCAACGGCAGCCTCCTCGCGAGCGGCGATATCTCCGACCAGGGCGGCGCCCATGGCACACTCGGAAATCTACGAACCATTTACGATGAGCACGTCCATCCGGATGTGCAGAACGGGGCCGGCTCCACCGGTCTGCCCACACCGCAGGCGTGACCCGTATGCACGACATCAACCATACCTTCGGCGGTGACCTCGCGGTCGGTGTCAGCGGGGACCTTGCCGCGGCCTCGGGCAGCACTCTCGGCCAGCAGCGGGTGTTGCGCCGTCTTCTCACCAATGCTGGCGACTATATTTGGCAGCTCACCTATGGCGCCGGTTTGCCGTCCATGATCGGCATGCCGGTCGATGCAGCGGCCATCGCAGGCCTGGTTCGCAGCCAGATTTTTTTGGAGAGTGCGGTCGCGCAAACGCCGACGCCCACCATCGACGTGCAGTCCGAAAGCGGCATCGTATCCCTGCAGATCACCTATACGGACACGACCGACACCACCACCCAGGCAGTCGGCGTCGTGATGACGGAGTAGAGGCGCTCCGGACGGCGTCCCAGCGCCACTTGCACGGGTCAAGCCGAGGGCAGCCCCGGCCTCGCGTGAAGCCACCCACTGGATTCTGGAAATTGAACCATGCAGCTTCTCCTCCGCAACTTCAGCACGCTCGTGGAGCAAACCGCCGCCGCGGTGCAAGGCAGCGCTGCCCAACTTCTGGACTTCACCACCGGCTCCGTCCTGCGCGCGATCCTCGAAGCGAATGCCTCCCTGGCACTATGGCTTCAGTGGCTGACCCTGCTTGTCTTGCAGACGACGCGGCTTTCTACCAGCAGCGGCTCCGACGTCGATAGTTTCGGTGCCGATTTTGGTATGGCACGCTTATCCGCTGTCGCCGCGCAAGGGAGCGTCACCTTCAGTCGCTATACGCCGACGATGGCGGCCCTCATACCGACCGGCACGACCGTGACGACAAGTGACAGCACGACGCAGTTCACGGTCGGTACCGACACCACCCATGCAGCCTGGAGCGCCAGCCAGAACGGCTACCTGCTCGGTGTGGGTGTCGCCTCGGTGACCGTTCCCGTCACCGCGACCGTCGCCGGCAGCACCGGCAATATCCTGCCCGGCACCATCAGCCTTATCACGAGTGCCCTTCCGGGCATCGACACGGTCACCAATGCACTCACGCTGACCGGTGGACTCGATGCCGAGACCGACGCCGCCTTCCGCCTGCGATTCCAAAGTTTCATCAACAGCCGGACCCGCGCCACGGTGCAGGCCGTGACGTATGCCGCGACGAGTATCCAGCAGGGCGTCAACTGCACGGTGCAGGAGAATACCGACGGCAACGGCGGCTATGCCCCAGGAAAATTCGTGGTCACAGTGGATGACGGATCAGGTACGCCACCTGCCACGCTACTCGCCTCCATTCAGACAGCCGTAGATGCGGTGCGGCCCGTAGGCTCGATCTTCGCCGTGAACGGCCCCGCGGTCCTGCCTGCCAACATTAACCTCACGCTCGCGATCGCCGCAGGATCGAACAGCACCACCGCCATCGCCGCCGTGAATTCCGCCATCACGAGCTTCGTCAACGCGCTGCCCGTCGGCAGCAATCTGCCCTATACCCGCCTCGCACAGCTTGCCTACGATGCAAGCCCCGCGGTCACCAATGTCACCGGCCTGACCCTGCAAGGTGGTGCCACCGACCTCCCGGCCACACCCGCCACGGTCATCAAAATAGGCTCATTGGCAATCGGTTGAGGACACAGCGATGACTGGAGATCAGGACGACATGCAGAGGCGGCTTCTGGCCGCACTACCAAATGGCTGGTTCGCTGATGAGGCGCCGATCCTTTCTGGGCTGCTCGGCGGCCTCGCCAACGCCTGGGCCTGGGTCCACGGTCTTCTCGCCTATGTCCGGCAACAGACCCGCATCACGACAGCGACCGACGGCTGGCTCGACCTCATCGCCCGTGACTATGGCGGCCCGGCCTGGGGGCGCCAGACAGGCGAGACCGACGTGGCCTTCAGATCGCGCATCCAGCGCAATCTGCAGGCGCTGTCCGGGACCCGCGCGGCGCTGATCGCTACTCTCACCAGTCTCACCGGCCGCACGCCCGTGGTCTTCGAGCCTGCCTACCCGCCCGATACCGGAGGCCTCAGCTCCAGCGGCCTTGGCTGGAATATGGCGGGTGGCTGGGGCAATCTCACCTTGCCGTATCAATGCTTCGTCACCGCCTATCGGCCGGCGGGCGGCGGCATTGCTAACAGTTGTGGCTGGGGCAATGACACCGGCGCCGCTACGCCCAATCTCGCCTTGGGCGGGTGGAATACCGGCGCCCTGCAATATGGCAATGTCAGCCTCGTCCAAGGTCAGATCACAGACGCACAAATCCTCGCGAGTGTCGCGAACTGCATGCCTGCAGCAGCCATCGCATGGACCGCACTCTCCGACTGACTCCGCACCGTCACGGCCAAGGCCAGTCAACTCGTCAGGCCAAAACGAAGGCTGAAGGGTCCCTCGGTGCCACCGATCCGACTGCGATCGCTTTCGCCTCCCCCGGCGGGTGCTGGATCGATGCTCCCCCTTCCGAGGGAACCCTGAGCTTTGGACGCCTGAACAGCACGCCTCGAATCCCTTCTTTAGGACCTCCTCATGGACCGGCAGATCGTCTATCCCGCCTCGATCCCGCTCGACACAGATTTCTTGACGCAGAACCGTAGCGCCATGGTGGCGGTTGGCACCCTGGCGCAGGCCGTGCTCGGCACGGCCACCATCGTCGACGGCCTCGCCTGCCACCCAACATCGCCCGCCTCGCTCAGTATAACCGTGGGGGCGGGGTCGATCACGCAATTCGGCGCTGTCGACTCTCTCGCCTACGGTTCCTTGGCCGCCGATACGACCGACCAGATCGTGAAGATTGGCATCAATCTCCAGCCGACGACCTTCACCCTCTCTGCTCCGGCAACGCCAGGCGAGAGCGTGATCTATCTCATCGAGGCGACCTTCGCGGAATCCGACGCCACACCCGTGGTGCTTCCCTATGTCAATGCGGCCAACCCGGCCCAGCCCTATTCGGGTCCGAACAACTCCGGCGCTGCGCAGAACACGCAGCGGATCGAGCGGGTACAGCTCCAGCTGAAAGCGGGCGCCGCCGCCAATACTGGCACCGAAACGGCACCCGCGATCGATACCGGATGGTCCGGGCTTTACCTCATTACCGTCAATAATGGACAGAGCGCGATCACGGCTGCCAATGTCGCGGTCCATCCGGCCTCGCCCTTCGTGAACTTCAAGCTGCCGACGCTGACCCCCGGCTTCTCCCGCCGCGTCGCCTACGCCAGTAGCACGACATTCACCGTTCCCCTCGGCGTGACCCTCGTTCGGGCCACCGTGATCGGTGGCGGTGGCGGCGGCGGCGGATCAAGCAGCACCTACGCGGCGGCGGGCGGCGGCGCTGGCGGATTCGCGAGCGGCACCTTCGCCGTCACGCCTGGAAGCGTGATCGCCATTACGGTCGGTCAAGGCGGTGCGGGCGGATATGCCGGGCCGGACGGTCCGAACGGCGCTGCGGCAGCTTCCGGCGGTAGTGGCGGCCCGTCCAGCTTCGGCGCCTTCTGCAGCGCCACGGGAGGCGCTGGGGGCCTCTTCGAGAACACGCAAGGTACTGCCGGCGGGCAGGGAGGACAGGGCAGCGGCGGCGAGATCGCCGGGTTCGGCGGCTACGGCTCCGACGGGCAGAACGGCACGATCGTGATTGGCGGTAACGGCGGTCAAAGCATGTTGGGCGGCGGTGGTCGGGCCTCGACTGCTGGCAGCCCCGCGCTCAATGGCCAAGCCCCGGGCTCGGGTGGGGGCGGCGTCTACAACAGCGCCGGCGGTGGCGGCCAGGGTGCCGCCGGCCTCGTCGTGCTGGAGTATTGACATGTCCGGCTCCGCCACACCCGCCGTCCATTCCTGGAAGCCGAGCGCCGCACGCACGCTCACCATCAGTGGCTTTACGCCGCGCGCACGCGGAGCGGGCCCGGGAACACCCCCTGGCAGCACCGCGGCCTGGCCCGTCAAAGACCCAGCGGACGTGCTGGATTATGTCTACGACATCTCCCCCGCCATCTGGGGTGATGAAGGCGACAGCATCGCCTTTCTCAACATCACCATCAGCCCCGCAGCGACAGGCG